TTCATCATCATCCGTGCTAGACGGAGTAGGTGTTGATGTAACAGCAGCAGTTACTAACTGTTCTGCTTCACCTCTATCACCATCCTCATCAATAGTTTCTGCATCTTGAGTAACTTTCTTATTACCAAGAACATAACTTAGACGAGTCTTAAGTTCATCATAGGACTTAAACTGATCTGCAGCAACAAGTTCTGCAAGAGAGTGCTCTTTCTTCCAGAGTGCTTCTAATGCATCATCATCACTATCCTCTAGAAGAGGACTCACAGCAGCAAACTCAGAAGAGTCATAGTTTCTATAACCAGCAACATTCTTTGCCTTCAACTTGAAGTTAGCACCTTGCCAGAAATCGAATGGATCGATTGCTTCCTCATCCTCAAACTCAGGCTGCATTGCTGCAGTTAGTTTGTCAAAGATTTTCTTCCCATACTTGTATAAGAATGTCTTACCTTCGTTTTCAGGATTAGTAGGATCTTTTACGACATAGATGTTACTAATGTATGTAAGTTTACGCTTCTGCTTACGTGCGGTTTCTTTACCTGCATCTGTTCCGTTGTTCCATAGAGTAGTATTGTACTCAGAAACTGGATCTTTACCACCAAGAGTGGTAAGAGAGTTCTCAATATACCAACCACCAGGACCTTGAAAGGCATGGGAGTATAGTTTTACAAATGGTAAATCTTCACCATTAGGAGCAGGAAGGAAACGGATAACGGCATAACCATTACCACCTTTATCACATTCTAGTTTCCATAGACGATCATCGCCTTGTCCACCATTATTATTCATTTTTTCGACTTCTTTCACAAGTTTTTGTGTAAGAGAGCCTAATTTTGATTGCTTTTTAAGATTAGCAAACGACATTGATTACCTCGGATTAATTTGGATTTAATTGGATTTGTTTTTATTATAGCAAAGAAACTCTCAATAGTCAACGACTTCTTTGAGTTTATCAATTGTTTTTGTCATAGCATCAAATAGAATTTGCATTTCAGTTCCTGCAGGAAACCCCATCAACTGAATTGATTTTTCTAATTGTTCTTTCATTCTAAGAGCATCTGGATCATCTGATAAAGATAATCTAGTGTACATAACTTTTTGTTTATCTAAAAGATTATTCAACATATCAACATGTTCTATTTGCTCTTCACGTTCCATGCTACCAAAAGTTAGCATACTACCGTAAACAGTTTCCTGTAGTTCATTGATTTCAGTTAATTCATTCCGAATAATTTCAGATTCGAAAAAATTACTCATTCACCCTCTGTAGTTTCAGTTTCTTCTTCACCACCATCAACTGGTGCTTCTTCTTCAACTTTACTATCTTCAATTTGTGTAAGAACATCAATTGCACCTTGAAGTCTTAAAGCCGTTGTACGACCAGTTTCAAGTTGTTCTTGTACTTGTGTCAGTTGAGCTGACAAGTTCTTAAGCACTTCAGCATTGTCAAGAGCCATTACTAATAACCTCCTTTAGAATTTTTTTGTAGTTGTATACGTTAATATTTATGAAGGGAATATATTTTTTTAT